GGATAATAATTAACTAACAGTCCCATTTTTTTCGTGACCAATAGTTAGCACTAAGTTTATTATTGGTCCCTTTAATACCACCTGATCTGGCACAGTAACTCTTTTTACGCGCTGGCTGACCTTTTTTAATAGACATGTTAGGATCACCAAAACGTACAAGTTTTACATCATCACCTTGCTTGGCAAGAACAGCAAACTTTTTATTCTTTTTAGGGGTGCGTATAGGTTTGTTATAGCTAGAAAACTTATGCCCCCCTCTTTCATACTTATTTTTTTCAGCCATTTTACTTCCTCCGTTTCATACTCTAATAGTTGCTACCGTCTTATATACTTATAATTGCACCAAGGATATATGCAATAAAATGATCACTCTTCGTCGTCATCACTTCTAATAACAGGTCTAGAGGCTCTAACCAAAGAAGAGCATTAGACGCAGGGAGTCTATAGAAGCCTCCATCAGTGAGACGTAAGAGTCCACATAAAGGGAGGAGGATCAGGTTAATCATCTACTGGTCCTGCAGTCTTAAGGATTTCTTGGATAACTGCATATTTATTAGCATTCATCACTTCTTTTGGACTCAGGGATTTTTTTAGTAAATATCCTGCCAGTTCTGGGTTATATAGAGCGTCCTCAACCAATACCATGATCGTGTCTAACTCTCCGTTCAATAACCATTTTGAGAGTCTATTCTCTGTCATGGAACGTGCTTTACTCGCAATAAGTAGTTCATTAGTCCCTAAAATCTTTCCTAAACGGGAGCCAATTAAAACACCTAAACTACCACCTACGTCCTTTAAAGTTTTGGCACGTTCATTAGCGATAGTTGCAACATTAACGTTACGACTCTGAGGTCCTCTCGCACCTATAGAGGCTCCTTTAGCTATCTCTCTTAATAACTGTACACCCCTATCCTTATATAAGATACGTACTAAATCCTCATTATTATTAAGAAACGTGTTTAATGTTTTAGCGTCTACAGCATCATTCTTTACTACACGGCCTATCATTGCCTCATAGAAAGCCCCTTTAAGTCCTTTCATGGCCTTACCTGTTCTGTCTTTAGCTGCAGCGGCACGTAACATGTTTAAGTCTCGACGAGGCGTGTTGCTCTTAAAGACGTTTTCTAGTTGTATACCTACTTCCCCTTTAATCAATTTAGAGGCGGCGGAAGCGTTCCTAACTCTTTCTATGCGATTACTAGAAGCACGGCTTATGTTATTAACCATGTTATTTGCTTCAAAGGCATTAGACATAATACGTTTTAATTCAGGAAACTCATCTAGCACTTTAGCGTTATCATTAATAAATTTCTTTGCTGCATTGTTATTAAAGGCACCTGTTACATCATCCGTCGTTACAGCTTTAAATTTAGCCTTTAGAAACTCCTGAGTATTATCCTGTATGCTCTGGATTTTAATAGGATCACCATTAGCTGTCTTAATAAGCGCCTGATAACCTAAGCCCCGTTGATCGGGTGCTAATAGCCTATCCATCATTTTCTCAGGAGCTACTTTAAGTTCTTGTTTATAGTCTAATCCTCTAATCTTACCAATCGCCCCTTTATTGAACGTCTCGTGTAGACTAGCTGAAAACTTACGGGCGTTCTCTAGACGATCCTGTACGTCCCTTGCTCCAAAGGTTGCTGGTTGAATATCATTAAGGATAGAGTCATATACTTGTGTCAGGAGACGGGCCTTATTATTCTCGTCATTCTTCTTAGCTTTAGTTATAAGTTTACCTATACGAGACTTAAGTTTCTGTACTTCCTCGACACTCTCAACTTTATTTAGACCTACTACGTCTAAGAGTTTCTTTGTCTTCTTTACTTGTGGAGACTCTACTCCAGAGACTGTCTTAGGAAACTTCTTAAGAATAGAAACGTCTTTATTTGCAATTTCAAAAAGAACCGGCTCTACGTCTTGAAGTTCATTTTTAGAGACATTTCTAAGAATGTCTGTAGCTCGTTCTCTAACAGCCGTAGTATCGAACTTCCCGTTACCTACTTTATTCCAAATCTCCGTCTCTAGTTTCTTAGTATAATCATAAGCACTATCTAAGTATTTAGAGACTGTAGCTGAGACATCTTCTACTGATAGGTTGTTAGTAGCGTTCTGTGTAGCTGTCTTAGCTTTATCAATAGCAGAAGATAAACGTTCCTCAATACGCCCTACTGTGTTTTCAATACGGGTATTAAAGAAATCTCTGGTAATTCCCATATCTTTTTCAGATACTCTCCCACCAAAAGCCGTCAGACCTTCTTTAAGTTTTTCACTTTGTCCAGCCCTGAAGATTTCTCCCCTTCCTCTAGCTCGTTCGGGGCCTGATTTTTCCAAAGTGCGTTGTAAATCTAACAACATAGGATCATCTACAACTTGTCCTGTAGAAGCTTGCCCACGTTTAGGAGTATCTAAATCACCTGTCAAGATACGTCCTTTAGATTCAGGAGACATGTAGGAAGACAATACACCACCAGCAGCACGTAACTCCTGTTCTCTATCCCCCACGGTAGCTTGTTTTATTAGATTTGCTCCTGCTTTACCTGCAGCTACTCCTAAAGCCGTTAAACCAGAAGCTCCTATAGTACCTGCAATATCTCCTGTGGCCCTATAACCTTCTCCACCTAAATTTTCTGCTAACTCACCACCTACGTACCCACCAGCCCCTGCAGGTAAGGAGATACCTAATGTGGCTAAGGAAGAAGCTAACGGACTTTGAGCCGCATAACTAACTACTAGCTTAAAGTACTGACTAATTCTACCAGCCATTTGTGCACTTCTAGCCGCTAAACCTAAAGCCGCAGTTTGTGGAGCTAAACTGTAACCAACTTCTTGTCCAATACGTCCTGAAATAGTAGTAGGGTCTGCAGTTGTTTGTTCTTCAGTAAGACCCATATACTGCATAAAGTCTTTAATACTTTCAGAACTACCTACGCTATATTGGTTCTCATCTCGTACTCCTACAGCCTTTAGGAGCCAATTAGCGGCATCTACAGGCATACCTAAAGTACTAGCAATAGCATCATTAATACCACCTGCAAATTTATTAAGACTTTCTTCACCCTCGACGTTATCTAAAGCCGTCGCCATAGAACGGTCATCAGTTACTGGTGAAGGAGTGGCTGAAAAGTCTTCTGCAGTAGCTAAACCCATAGCAATAGCTTTCTGTTTAACTTCTTCCTTAGAGACGTTCTCAGGGACATTCTTAATTACATGTCCATTTGGTAGACGTATATCCATATTAAAAATCTTCCATTTCAGGAACAGGAACGACGTCACTCATGCTGTTCCAATCGGTGACTCCTGAAGAACCTTGAGATTCTCCTGGAGACGTTTTCTGTCCCGGCATCTTTAGTTCTGGGTAACCTTCTCTACCATAAATAGGACGTATTTGATTGTTATAATGCCTGATGTTCCATTCTAGGCTCTTCTTACGGGACTCAATACGGCTCTTGAGAAGTCTAACAGCTACTTCCGGGTTTCGTGTGGCTGAGATGTCTCCACCTAATGCTGAAAGGACCCTAAGCGCGTCTTGTTCAGTCATAACACCTCCACCTACAACATCTTCTCTAAATTTACCTAGAAGTCCTTGCAACACGCCTGAGCTTTGGAGTGTAGTTAGTTCTTTTTCTGTAAGCTTATCTTTACCTACTGCAGTTTTGACTTCAGCTAAAAACTTACCTACAACAAGTCTCAAACCTGAGTCCATATCTTTGAACATGTCTGTATAATTATTCAAAGTGTTAATCGAAGAGATGTCTTGCTGTATGGTTTGTGTTAAATCTGAAAACTGTTTAGGTGTCATTTTGTCCGATATGATAGCACTCTTGTTTACAGACACTGCATCTTTAGGTGCCTGAGCAAGATAATGATTTCCTTCATCATCTCTCTTGGAGAGGAGTGTCTCTCCTGTATTTAGATCGACAAAACCGTTCCCTAAGTACTTACCGTTCCCATCAAGGAATACTCCTGCTTGCTGAAGCTTACGTCCACCTGCTTTACCGTCCTTAAGAGCGGCTGCTTCGTTTCGTGCAATCTGGCTCCTAAGAAGGTCTTGCTGTAGAGGAGAGAGGACCGCTTTGTCGAAGTTATGATCGTCCAGTTTAAGTTCAAACTCTTGCTGCCGTAATTCTAATTTTTGTTGAGCAAGCTCCCAATTACGGTCTAGATCAGCTTCTGTAATGTCTGTCTTACGAATCTGTAGATCAAGTTTCTTTTCTTCCATTAGTTCATTAAATTTCTGAACACGTTCCTTAAGAGACAGGGTTTTGTTCTTATATGTCTCGTTAAAGGACTGAGCTTTTTTATCGAAAGCCAACCTATCAGACAGTAGATCAAGACGACGCCCGGCCTCACCCGCTCTTGTCGCTTCTTTAGTCTGTTGGAATTTAGTACCGAATTCAGTCTGTTTACGTGTAAGTACTTCTTTAGCTTCCTCTAGATAACCGTCAGCAGTCATAGCATTAGCTATAGCATCATACTCGTCAGGAGTAAGACCGTCTTTTCCATAGTCTTTAAACATATCCAGATACTTTAGACGGTCTTGTTCCCTCTTAGCTGCTTTAGCCAACCGTGGGTCCTGAATGTCCATACCAAAGGCTCCAGCTACGCTAGGAGCAATCCCACGTAGAGCCTCTGCCTGTTGTTGTGCAGCCTTAGCAACGAGAGAGGAATAGTAGTTCCCTCCAGCACCTACGTTATCGGCCATAGCCTGACGGATACGTGCGTCCCGTTCAGAAGCCATCGTTTGACCAACTTGGTTATATGAAGGTCCTTTGAAAAGACCAGAGAAATCTTGAGCCATTATATTATTCCTTATTACCAATCATCTGTACCGTCTTCATCACCCATAGAGCCGTAGCCGCCATTATCAACTCCACCGCCTCCTTCATTACCGCTTGCATAACCCTCTGTAGCATCTACACCGTTGTATGAAGATGACGTTGAAGAGAAGTTATCTGCTAGATCAAAACCAGACCAATCAGACGGGTCAACAAAACTCATCTCTCCAGTAAATGGGTCTACTGGATCGGTAAAGCTATCAAAGTCACCGTAACCAGAAACATCCATCAACCGACCAGCTATTTCAGCAGGTGTCTCACCAAACAAACCACTTACGTAATCACCAAATTCAGGTTCCAAACCAAATTTATCAGCAAAATCATAAGTCTCTCCTACTGATCGACCTACGTATCCGCCTAAAAGACCTGCAATTGGGTTCACAAAACCAAGGAGACTTCCAGCAAGGTTACCTGCTACAGCCGCAGGAGGAGAACCAGCCAGAGACATCCCTAGACTACTCAAAGCAGCACTTCCGGGAACACCCGCAAACAAGCCACCTAAAGTTGATCCCAACATACGTGCAGTTTTAGGTGTTACGTCCCATCCAGCCTCTTTGAATGTCTGATATGAAGGACCACTAGGAGTCATAGGTGCCGGGTCGTCAGCACCTAAGGAATCGAATACTCCCTTGGCTCCTTGGTAAACTGTAGGGATTTTAGGTTGAGGAGCCGGTTGCTGAACAGGTTGACCGTACCCAAAGGCTTGCTGAGACAATAACCAATCAGCTAACCAAACTGGTACGTCGTACCCGAGAAGTCCATTCACAGCCATTATTCTACTGCTTTCCTTGGCGTCAAGAAGAGTCCACCTAGAGCCGTAGCTGCAGTCCCCATTGGACTAATTGCCTGTGGCTGATACTGCATACCTGCTGCAGCCTGTCTAGCTCCAAGACCGGCAGCGGCTGCGCTACTTAGGTTGCCACCAATACCACGCCCAAGTTGAGCCTGTTGTAGCGGAATGTTAAGAAGACCCATAGCCTGACCAATATCACCACTCTCACGCCCAAGAAGAGAATCAATCAAGGACTGAGCTTGGCTAAAGGACTGTGCTCTACGCTGTTGTTGACCAGAGAGAATAGACTCCTCAAGTTCACCCATAGCACGTTGACCACCTGTCGTTCCTAGACGACCTTGAGCCAACAAACGTGTCTCAGCGTCAGTACGCATTTGAGCTTCTTTAGGGTCCCAATATTGCTGCTGTTGTTCATAGAAGTAATCCCCTACCCCAAAAGGATCAGCACTTAGCGTAGTAGCCTGTCCACCAAACAAACCTGCACGGTCAAGAAGACCTTGGTACATGTTTTGTAGTTGAGGAGACAGCCCCAACATAGCAGTCTGACTATTTGGATCAAATGAAGCAGTACCTCCAATCGACCCTACACCCCAAGGCTGAGATGCAGCCATCTGATCCGCTGCAGCTTGTCTAATAGCCTCTGCGTTAGCTAGACCCGCCTGTTGTGCAGCCTGAGAGGACTGACGAGCACCAAGGTAGCTAAGACCACCACCAACTAGACCAGCAATATTGTCTCCTTTACTAAAGAAGTTGGAGACTCCTTCACCGATTGAACCGAATAGACCACCAAAATCCATAATTAAATTCCTTATCTTATCTTGCCTTGTTTCGTTAACAATGTCGTATTGACCAAACTAGAGTAGTTGCCATTGACTTCTACAGTCATCTTCAATCTAATAACCTTACCAGTACGTGCAAGTGAGACTTTATATTCCTTAGGACCTTCTGCAGCACCATAAGTGGCAGTACCATAAAGTGTTCCCGTCTTGCCATAAAGATAAATTGTTCCAAGAGAACTTAACGTAAATGAGTTACTAAATGCAGAGTCAGTCTCATAGTCTTTAGAGATGAACACTTCTGCATTTGCACCTCGACCACCTACAATCGTAAACAACCCTCTCTTAACAATCTTAGCCAAAACAGGGTTTTGAAGGTCTAGCCAAGAGCTTTGAAAGGTGTAACTATAGTTGGAATTAGTGTAGGACCAGCACGTAGAAGTTTCCCATGTATTGTCTGCTGCTTCGCATACAGATTGGTTACCGTAAGTTCCAGTTACGTCTGAGATTGAGACATCATAATATCCGTCATATTCCGCTACAGAGTTTGTCAAACCAATGTACAATTTACCGTCAATAGTCCCAAGACCACAAATAGGGGCATTTGTAAATGACCATGTGGTAATACGAGGGATTTGTCTAGTCGAAAAATCAAAGCAATACGCAATATTTTCATTAGGCATGAACGTAACTACAATACCGTCCTCTTGATAGTACGAAGACTTAATGTCGTCTACATCAGTCGTAGCTAGGATTCTCGTTAGGTCGTTACGTACTGCAATAGAAAGGTCGTCTATCGGTGCCTTACCGTCCGTCTCAGTAATACGTTGGATGGACTTAAGACCTTCATAAGACATAAAGATAACGTCAGTAGATACGTAGCAAATATTATCTCGTCCAGCAAGACCAACTCCTTTGATGACTTCCTCTAGTTCCATTGTTGAGGGAATATCAGCACCTTTATAGATGACAATATTCTCTTTCCCAAAGATAATTAAACGATCCATTAAGGCTGCAAGACCTACAACTTCGTCATTGCCCCAGACCGTATGCAGGTCTAGAGACCCTGAGGCACCTCCAGACAAAGCTTCACCAATAAGGTTGTCTGAGTAGTAGACAGTACCGGGGTCTTCAGTGATACCACCATACCACATACGACCAAACTCACCTAAGGCACAAGAAGGGTCAAATGTAGACACACCACCTGCAGCAGCATAAGTACCTAAGTCTTCCATATCGTACCAGTTAGTCCCGTCATAATTAATGACTTTATGACCCGACTGAACACCCCAGAACTCATTATTAAAGTTAACCCACTGCCAGTTAGAGTCAGTGATGGTCTGAGGAGTACCTGAGAACGACTGAGAGGTAAGACTATAGGGAGTTACTGTCGTATCAATCTTATAGACATTAGCTCCTGAGGCAGCAAAGTACTCTCTAGAACGGTCACTCTTGATAAACCCTCCAATAGATTTAATACTAGACCCTACCGTCTTAGAGACTTGTTTAATACCTTTACGAGATGCAATCCTTCCTTGGTAATCGTATACGACATTATCAGCAAGTGTCAACCACTCAGGACCAAGAGTAGAGTCTTGAGACTGAGTATTGAGACCAGCAGAACCTAGCCCATTAAGGACAATTGGAGTGATTGCTTTAGACGGCATTCCACGTAGTCTCGTTCTTGGTTCTCAATTCATCTTGAGAAATTGCATCAGAAAGAGTGTTACTAAACCGTGCTGCAGCAGAGTCTGAAAGAGTACCTCCGTCTTCTCCACGCTCATTAAGAGCCAGAGCATATGCACCTAATACAATCAAATTCTCTTGTACAGTCAGAGTATCTGTCGCATTCTCTAGGTCACCCTGAGGCTGTACTGCATGGACACGGATGTTATATGCGGCATCTGGAGTAGGCCAAAGCGACAACTCATTACCTTTAAGACGATAATAAGAAGGAACTCCAGTTTGTGTCGTCCCAATATACGTAAAATTATAGAATTCACTGTCTGAAATTTGTTTCAATTCAGCATCATTAGAATCATCAATAACCTGTAGGATACGAGAACGTTCCGTTAGGCCAGACATAGTGTACGATGCTGTTCCGTTAGAGGTAACTACAGTTTCAATTGTACGTAGAACACCCCAATTCCAAGCGTCCTCTACAACTTGTTTAGCTTCATTAACAAGCTCACCAATAAGCTTCTGGTACTCATCTACTTCAGAGCTAGAGGCATCATTAATAGCTCCCGTCCAATCAGAAGAGATAGTGTCCTCGCGTAGCCTAATGAGAACTTTATTGATTATCTGTCTAAATGCCATTATATTCCCTTACATGTCTTTACGAAACAAAGCCTGTTCAACGGCTCTACGTCTGACTAATCCCTTAAGAATTTTACCACCTGCCCTTCGCCACTTAGGAAACTCATTGGCAGCATTTTCATAATTACCTCTGTTTAACTTCATTCTCATTGTGGATCGTTGGAAGTTTCCTGATCCAACATTAAAGATAAAAGAACATAAGGCATCAAACTGAGACTGATTTAAAGGATAATTAACAAGTCTCTTTATTGATTGTTCAATATGGCATAACTCTTTTTCGAGTAACTTTTGACCGTGTTCTTTAGTGATGGGTATATGTTCCATGGTTACCCTATCACCATTAATGTCCCAAATTGACCCATATCCAATAGTAGGAATTCCAATAGGGTCTAAGTAAGGTTCAGAAGACCATCCTTCAAATGTCGTAATGACATCAATTGCATCTTTTGTCGCCTTCATTACGTGTGTCGATTACGATTGAAAGTCCTAGAGCCAAACCAAAAAGAAACTACAGTAGCAAACAATGCCTGAGTAGGATCATTCCAAATGGTCATATAGAATTCTTTAGAGATAATCTCAAAAGCAATAAGCCATGTCAACGTAAAGAACTCAACAAAGAAAAGGTACGTAAGAATAGGTCGAACTGAAGCTGAAAGATTAACAACCCATTGACTAGCACGTTTATTGAGACTAGAGTCATGCTTAAGTAGAGCCTCACCTTCTCTAATGTCGGCATCTACATGGGTCATTTGAAGCTTCTGAGCACCAATAACTTTCTGTTGCTCAAGCTGCTTATCCATAAGTTTTAACTCATGTGCTTGATCACGCTTCTCTTTAAAGAAGTCTAGAATACTAGGTAGAAAGCTGGTTCCAAACCCAAGAAGTGACCCAAGCAACGAAAGCATTAGTAAGAACCTTCTTTTTGATTTAGGATATAAGGCACACCTTTAAGAAGACTATTCATCACCAAGATAGGAATAATTTCAGTCTCTAAAATACAACCTTTATCGTCAATCCAGACAACAAGAGAGTTAGGAAAAGTACCGTCCTTATTCTTCATATTACGAGTGTAAATCTCAAGTTGAGACATATGAATCCAGACAGAAACATTTTTAGCTTCTTTATTGGACTTAGGAGGAGATTCGTTATATGCCGAAATAAACTCCAAAGTTTTAATGTCACTAAGGTAGTTTTCTACAAGTGGTTCATTGATATTCCTAAGTCTAACATCTTCTTT